TTCCTCCTCTCGCGAGAGAAGGGGACGTCATCAGGTTTGCACCTGATGATGGGTTCTGATCGCCTTACATGGAAATATACTCAATCGTGTAAGCAGTCACCAACCACCCTTACGGGCGCTAGTGTCGGTTGTGCTTCTCACGATATGACACTAGTAACCCGATCCTCTCACCTGTCTGGTATGACAGGTCAGTAGGACCTTGTTCGCTACAAGTGCCACCCCATGAGGCACCATGAGTTGCCTCATTTAGGTGAGTCTTGAGGGAGTGGGGGCATCGCACTTTCAGCCTGCGGGCTGGTAGGATTAGGCAGTGATCACTAGGATCCGGTCCGACAAGGGGCGAGTAGAGTTTTTCTCTTCTTTCCCTTGTTGAATTGGATTCAAATGATCTCATGCCTTTTCTATCAACTCGTTTGTTTGATAAGTGCTTTCGCCTCCGCCCAATCAAGTGGCAGCGAGTTTTAGAAGACTCGCAGACTATGAAGAGCCTCTTAACAAAGGGACTCCTCTTAGTCTCGGATAAGCTAAGCAAGGAAAACTGCATTGCGATCTACCTTTTCAGCAAGTCAGTCCTGAGACTGGTCCGGTTTTCAGGTTTGTTGGGCACTGCTTTGTATTTAAAGCAGTGCTCATCGTCCCTCCAGACAGCTTATGCGGGTATAAAAAGATCCCCTGAGCTGTTGCCAGTCCCAGTGTCTCTCAATCGCTCTGGATATCCTCGAATCATTCCTGCGTTCCATAGAATGAAGATCGCAAAGAAAGATGAGAGGGCAGATGAGTTAGTTCAGATGTATTTGACCTTCTTTACCCTTAATAGAATTGTTAAAATGGCGAAGAAAGTCTCATACATTGGTACCTTTAAAAGTATCGTTGAACCAACTGATCTGGGTGCCGCTTTCTACTGGTGCGGGAAACTGCGAGACCGGTTATCCGTCCTAGTGGATCGGTATCTACCCTTTGTCTCAACAATTCCCCTTTACCAAGGGATGAGTTGGGAGCCGACTTGGAAGTCTTTACCCACCCATCGGAGAGTGAATTCTCTGTTCAAGGAGGTCTTAGCTGAGAAGCGGTTGCCACCTCGTGTGGTGTCTTGCTTCCCAGCGCTCCTATTTGAGATGAATGCGTTCTCATTCCTAATGGAACGTGTCCATGTATCAAGCGGACATTGGTCACAGGGTGTCCTCTGGCCCGAGGTGACTAGGTATGCGAGAGACCCGGCCAACAAGAACTTGACAAACTGGTGTTTGTCAGAGTTCGAGCGGGTTACGGGCCCTCAGTTGCCTACTTACCATGAGCTAGGGGAACCACCGATTTGTGGTCGTCTAGGTCAGTCCATTGAGGGAGGAGGAAAGCGGAGGATATTCGCCATTGGTAACTATGTTAACCAACTGCTAAAGCCAGTCCATGATTGGTTGATGGAAGTGCTTTCACGACTATCGACCGATGGGACTTTTAACCAAGAGCGACCCTTGGATAGACTAGTAGGCGAAAGACATTGTTTTAGTTACGACTTGAAGGCTGCAACTGACCGTTGGCCGTTGCAGATCCTTTTCGAAGTGCTTCAATGCCTTTTCGATAGGTCGTTCGCATCATCTGTGCGGTCGGCGCTAGCTCTTAATTTGTTCGAAGTTCCCTTCGTCAAACGAGCTAACTCGACTGTCTCTTTTGTTTGTGGACAGCCTCTCGGGTATTACTCCTCTTGGCCTCTATTTGCACTATCACACCATTTCTTGGTGTGGTGGTGTGCTGATCAGGTCTACCCCGGGAAACGCTTTATAAAGTATGCGATCCTGGGCGATGACGTGGTTATTGCAGACCGTGAGGTTGCAGCCGTCTATGCGGAAACTCTCGCCAAGCTCAATGTCGGAATTTCATATCAGAAATCCTTGATATCTGACATTGGGGGCGCAGAGTTTGCAAAACGGTTGCGTGTACGTGATTTGAGTAAGGACATAAGTCCTGTCTCGATTCGCGCTTTATTGACCTTCTACAACCCTTTTGGGCTTTTGGCATTGGGGCTTCGGTATAATTGCCGTCGCTTCAGCACCTTGGCCCGGATTGGTGGTAGTGGTTATAAGCAGCTGGCACGGATTGATCACCAGAAGAATAAACGGACTTCTCGGTTATCATCCATGCAGACGAAGGCCCTTCTGGGCCGGGGCGGTATGGAGCTCTGGTTAGGAAGAGGTCGACCATTGAACCCATACTTGAAGTTCGTGATCAAGGCCAAAATCTTGGCCCGGTTGCGACCTAAAGAGTTAAAGGTTACCCCAAGCGAACTGTTCGTTACTCCTAAGGTCGAAGACTTTCAAGAGTATACCAACCTTCGTGCATGGGTAAAACAATGGACCCGTTATTGCCGTTGGTATTACATTACGGCGATGGATCCCGAGGCTAAGCTCGACATCCTGTTTGAAGGACCGGAATGTGCATCCTCATGGTGTGCTGATCGAAAAGATGAATCATTGATTCGTTTCGGCATCCTATGGGAGATGTATGATCTGGTTCTTCAGATGGGTCTAGATTTCATGGTACCAATCTTGGAATCAGGCCCCCCTCCTGAGCAATCAGGAGGGTGGACGTTGGGTGGGATCTCAGGTAGTCAATTTCTTGTCCGGTCCCGGGGTATAATACAACCTCGGGCCGGGTCGGGGGTCGTGTTGCCAGGTATAACCTTAGGGTTAACTCGCACCGACCCTCGACTCACGCTTATCCACTATAAGACTTTGGGCGTTTCTGATCGCCAAAGTGTGTTGGACTTTGACCGACCGAAAAGGCCGAAAGGCTAATAGGGAGGAAGGAGAAACTGCGCTGGCTTGGCAGCCAGTGTGGGGGTTTCCACACGCTAAGA